GGCTGCAAATTTTCTATTTTGGGAAACAACCAAAGGATTTTATTTTGGTAATATAGGCGAGTTAATACAAAAAGCAGATTCTTTATCTATAGGCACATACGATTATTCTTCTCCTAAAATAAAAAGTCCAACACAAGAAGATATTGAAAAAAATAAATTTATGTTTACAATTAGATCTATAAGCGTAAATAGCGCATTTGATCAATTGCGAAATTTAACTACAGGGTATGCTAGCAGTAGATTAGTGGATATTAATTTATATAATAAAGAATATAACCACGTAGATTATGACCATGGTGATAACTTTAATAATTACCCGCATCTTCAGACCGACATGCCTAATCCATTTTTTGATAAAGCCTCTCCGAGGAATCCATCTACATATCTAGATGTTAACTATAGTTATCCAGCATTACATACGGGGAATTTTGAAAACTTTGATGTTAAACTAAAAGATATTTTTGGTAACAGAAGATCTAATATGTTAGAGTTAAGAAATTTTAATATGGAAATAACTATTCCGGGCAGAACTGATATAGAAGTGGGTAGAACAATAAACATAAATTTACCTAAAGGAATCCCTGGAGATATTGCGAAACCAATGGATTATAAAGATGATGGTATATATTCGGGCAATTATTTAATAACTAGTTTATGCCATAAAATAAATTTAAAGTCCCATTACATAATTATGGAAGTATCTAAGGACTCGTTACCTAATAGGGCGATTAAACAATGAAAAATATGCATTGGTGGACAGGTGTCGTTGAAGATAGGTATGATCCCGAAAAATTAGGTAGATGTAAGGTTAGAATATTTGGGTATCATACTGATGATATTACATTATTACCTACCTCAGATTTGCCCTGGGCTATACCTATGCAACCAATAACATCTGCAGCTACATCTGGAGTAGGCTCTTCCCCAGTTGGAATAGTTACAGGGTCATGGGTAGTTGGTTGGTTTTTAGATTCAGAGGAAGCACAGCAACCTATTATAATGGGGACCATTGCCGGAAAACCAGGTACAACTAGCAAAACTGATGCGTATAATAAAAACAAACAAATACAAACTAAAACAGTAAAAGATGCCGAAGGGAATGCACTATATGATACAAATAATAAACCAATTTCAGTTTCAAATGAATCCAGTGCAATCACAGATGAATCATTAAAACCTTTAGTATCATCAGATTTAGGTAAATTAAAAGAAGCATTAGGGAATAAATTATCTAATTCAAATTACGCTAAAATAGGCGAATTTGGAGAATTGGGCAAATACCAATTTAATTTAATGCAATTGCAGGATTTAGGTTATATACGCATTCCGCCTGCGGAGTATTTTGATCCTAATGCTGCAAATACTAATGCATATTGGACAGGTAAAGAAAACATAAAATCTAAAGATAATTTTTTATCCAATAAGGTAACGCAAGAAAATGCGATGGATAATACAATAAAATTAAATTATGAAAGAATGATTAGTACAAATAAAATTACCGAAGTTGAAGATAGATTTATTGTTGCCGGATTTTTAGCATCCGCCCATATAATAGGTGCAGAATATGCTGATAATCTACAAAGAAAAGATAACTACGGAAGAAAAGCTGAAGAATTTTTTATTATAGGTAATACCAGTATAGGCGGGGATATATTAGCCGGGTCAACAACTAAAAATACGTTTGATAATGAGATTGACAATACCTCCACTAAAGAAATACAAAATCAAAAAGCATTTGTAGACCCGGATAAAAAATATCCTAAAAAGGATTACATAGGGTATACAGATGTAAACAAATTAGCAATAGGCGATAAATCTCATAAGTATTTCGCAATCAAAGAAAATAAAAAAATAAAAAATGTTCAAATTGCAAATTCAAATGAAAGATGGAGCGAACCAAATTCAGCCTATAGTGCAGCATATCCATACAATCAAGTAATTGAAACTGAGGCAGGGCACGTGGTAGAGTTAGATAGTACTCCTAATGCGGAAAGAATACATCTATTTCATACGTCAGGATCTTATATTGAAATTGATATTAATGGATCCTCTGTAAGAAAAGTAATAGGCGATAATTATGAACTAATAGATAAAAATGATTACGTATTTGTTAAAGGTGCAAAGAAAGTAACAATTGAAGGTAAAACTAGCATTTATGTAAAGGATGATGCATCTATCCAAGTTGACGGTGATACAACAATTATTAGTCATGGAAATATGACTGCAGAATGTGCAGGTGTCGTAGCAATTAATGCGAACAAAGCAGAAATTACTACAAAAGATACTTTAAATATTGTATCAGGTGGAGCATTAAATATTATAGGTGAGAGCGTTAATATTCAATCTAAAAATAATTTAGCGCTTAGTGCAACAAATGATATTGCGATAGATGGTAAAATAAATGCAAGTATACGAGCCGGCGCAGTATTATCATTGGATGCGCCGCTCATAAAAAATAAAATGGGGGCGGCCGCTGTAGCTAATACAAATTTTAAAGCATCTGATTTACCTAACGTAAAAGTTATTACTAAAACAGAACCAGCGGCAATGACTAGAGCATTAAGCGACGCAGAATGTATAGATGATGCAGAAGAATATACTCCAACTGCAAGCGAATCTAAATATATTAGAGTTGCTACAGATGTGTCGGCAAGGGACACATACGCGGTTACAGATACAAATGATTCCAAATTAAAATCTTTAAATTTTTCGGATATTCGAGCTGCAACATATTTTCCGGGTACGTTTAGATTATCTAAGAATTTTACTATTTCAGATTTATCACCTGGTTCTTTAGGGTTGAGGCCATTAGTTTCGCAGCGCAATTTGACATCTAAAGAAATTGTTATCAATATGCGAATATTGGCTGAAAATGTATTAGAGCCCCTTTTAGCAAAATTTGGTATATTTCAAATAAACAGCGGATTAAGAAAAGCGGGAACATCCTCATCTGCTAGCGATCATGATATAGGTTGTGCAGTCGATATTCACTTTGGAACAGTTCCGTTTGAATCTTTGAGTAAATCTCAAAAGAATGTGGATCGATTAAAGCATATTAAAATTGCAGAATGGATGACACAAAATGTCCCATTTAAACAATTATTTTTAGAATTTAAAACAGATACAATTTATTCTAGAGATATTACAAGCTTTTGGATTCATGTTGCATTACAAACTAAAGATAATACTGTAATTCGGCCAAAAAGCGGAACAATTGCATGCGTAATGGATGGGGCATATCCAAAACTTGATTCGAATGACGAACCGATTATAGGTAAAAATGGAAAACCAGAAACCTATATGCGATGTGCACCTGAAACTATAAATCGTTTACCTAGACCTCCCGCAGAGACATAATAAATATCAATAATGGCTACTAGTAAAAATACAAAAACTTTCGTCGATCTTGATTTGTCTTTTAAGGCAAATCCTTTTACTAAAGATATCTACCTAAAAACCGACGAAGAAGCAGTAAAGACTGCGCTAAAACATCTAATACAAACTAAAAACTTTGAGCGCCCGTTTCATCCGGAAATAGGCACACAAGTATATTCCTTATTGTTTGAAAATTTTTCCCCGGCGGTTCGTATTGCTTTGGAAAGAACTATTCGAGAAACTATAGAAAAATTTGAACCTCGAGTTAGAATAATTAGTATAACTGTACAGGAAACCGTAGAATCTAATGATTTAGCAATCAATATAGTATTTGCACTAAAGAATACGGATACGCCTCTAACGATAACAACCTTTTTAAGTCGAGTAAGATAAATGGCAAATTATAGAATTTCTGAATTAGATTTCGATGAAATAAAAATAAATCTAAAACAGTTCTTAATTAACTACAGAGATAAAGATAAAAACCTAATCTTTAAAGATTATGATTTCGAGGCTTCCAGTTTATCTATTTTATTGGATCTGTTATCATACAATACTCATTATAACGCATATTTAGCAAACATGGCTGCGAATGAGATGTTTTTAGATTCTGCAGTAAAAAGAGAATCTGCAGTATCAATATCAAAACATCTAGGGTATACCCCGTTATCTTATAGGAGTGCAAAAGCGCAGGTTAATTTTGCTATTGCAAACCCTGCAGGGAATCCCACTACTTTAACTTTGCCTAAATTTTCGCCCTTCTCTACTATTATAGATGGGACAATTTATACTTTTGTAAATTTAGATGCTGTTACTATTAGCCCAGTTAACGATGAATATTTGTTTTCAAATGTAGAATTAGTCGAAGGTCAACCTTTAAATTTTACATATAGAGTCAATGCATCGGGACCAGACGAAAAATATAGTATACCAAATAATAATATAGATACAAGTACTATCAGAGTAGTAGTACAAAATTCGTATTCAGATACTACGCAAACTACATATACAGTAGCAGGAAACTTGGAAGCTCTAACTGGACAATCGCAAGTATATTTTATAGAAGAAAGCCCAACAGGATATTATGAGATATTTTTTGGTGACGGGGTATTAGGTAAAAAGTTGTCTGACGGAAATTTAGTTAGAATAGAATACCTAGTTAGTAACGGATCCAAATGTAATGTATCTAATGAAATTGACCAAGAGTTTTCATTACAAACTAATGTAGGTGGTGTCAATTTGGAAGCGCCTATTATAGCATCTCGCAATTCTACAGGTGGCGATGAAGCAGATAATTTAGAAGAAATAAAATTTAAAGCTCCAAGATTTTTATCATCTTTTAATAGAGCAGTTACTGCAAATGATTACAAAGCAATTATTGAATCAAATTATCCGTTAGTAGAATCAATTTCTGTTTGGGGCGGCGAAGAAAATATTCCTCCAGTATACGGCAAGGTATTTATTTCTCTAAAACCATATTCGGGATATACTATTAATACGGAACTTAAAGAAAAAATAAAATTGGAAATTTTGGCAGATAGAAAAATGATGTCTATAATTCCAGAATTTAAAGATCCAAATTATTTGTTTATTACAGTAAATGCAAAAGTAAAGTTTGATCCTAAAAATTCTAAGTATAATCAATCGGAAATTACTACTTTGGTTAGAGCAAAAATCGAAGAATATTTCCAACAGGAATTGCAAAAGTTCGATAAAGACTTTGTTTATTCTAAATTATCCAGAGCAATTGATTCTGTTGATATATCTATATTGGGCAATGTAGTATCTTTCCAAATACAGAAAAGAATATCGCCGTTAGTGAATACTGAAAGTATTTACACTGGAACATCTGCATTAAAATTTGCAAATCAATTAGTATCGAATACAATACAATCTACTGCGTTTTATTATAAAAAAGATAACATAATATATTCGGTATATATTAAAGATAATTTAACTGCTGGTACTACAGGTATACTAAATCTATATAACACGTCAACCGACGCAATACTAGTGCAAAATATTGGCACTGTTGACTACGCCCGCGGAGTAATTACTATTCCTAGTTTAACTCCTGCCGGGTATTATGAAAATAATAATGATATAAGAATTTCTGCAAAGATAACAGAATTAGATATACAATCTAGTAGAGATTTAATTCTAATTGTAGATGATAGTACTTCTAGCAGCATTATAAAACGAAGTGCAGGTTTAACCGTAACCATAGCAGTCTAAAATGAATAATATTTACGAATCAGT